ACCATTGTCGAATGTGGAATCTATCGCCATATTAAGTTTTAGCGTGTCTCTGTTGTATGGTACTTCATACCTTACACCTTTAAAAGTTATATACATCATATTCTAATACCTGTTATATCTTTCACTAATCTATTTGATTTCTCCGCATTGACGATCGATTCTATTTGCCATTGAGCTGATTTGATTGCGTTTTCTTGTGATAAGTTAAACACCTGCATACCATATCTTACTGATAACCCAACTGCTGCGGTTGCCAATCCGACTGGTCCACCTATAATCGCGCCAACACCTAATGTACCAACAAGTCCTAGTCCCTCATTAAGATAAGCCATTTTATTGTCTAATCTACGTTGAGCGACTGCGTTGCCTGTGATTGTGTTCGATGTTGATTGCATCTTAGCGTAAATGTTAGATGTAACCATCGCTACTGCCACACCTGTTGCCACACCTTTACCAATCGTTTTGGAATCGAATGTGCGTTCTTTCTTAACAACATTATTGGCATCTTTTTTCTTATCGCCATCTCGTTGTCCTTTGATTTGGTCTATTTTAAACTCCGCTACATATCTAGTTTCCATAGTCAGTAAATTGACATTCTAACGACATATCGCCAGTTTCCGTGTATGCTTCTACGACATCGGCTAACTCAAGTGTAAATGTCTCTCCATCTCTTAGTAGTGTATATGTGATATCTAAGTCTTCGCCATATGCATCGGCTACCACTTTAGAATATAGTGTGGACGCATCTTTAACAAGTGTGATAGACCATGATCGAGTTTTACCTGTTGAATATCCCTTTACCAAGTTTTGTCCGTTTCTACCTGCTACATCCATAACTTTTTTACCGTTATATCTGTAAGCGGTAACTGGGATAACTTCTCCATCTAATGTAATGGCTACTCTAGGATATGATGTCTCTAGCGTTAATATCATAGAGACTAAGCTTGAATCGTTGGTTACTTCAACAACTGATTTCTTAAGTGCCAATGACTTTACGACACCATTGATGGTTACGCTATAAACTTTATTGTAATAATCGGAATTAACTTCGTTGTATATTTCTAATACTTTCTCATTTGATAAAATAAGTGGTATTGAAATTGTTACTGTATCGTTTGTCATTCTATAGTTGCTCTTACGAGACTCACTAGATACATAAGCGATGTCATGTTCGATACGACAATTAACAAACGGTATCGGTGTGCTATCGAATAGTATTTCGGAATAAGCACCTGTAATGGTTTTTGAAAAACTCCATATCGCTTCAAGTTCATAAACGAAATAGTCAACACCATTTAAAACGGTATCCCCAGTAATTCTCAAGCCTTGATAAATCTTTTTGACATAATCACCATCGATGATTTCCGCTGATTGATTGTCTATGAAGTCTAAGATGTCGGACACAAACGTGTCTCTCTCGTTGTCTAAAACGTGAAACCTTAATGTGTATGTTTGTTCGTTGAAGTATGTATTACCGCTTACAAACTCTCTCTCAAGGTTTATAACGACTGGGACATACTTTTCGCCACCATCTCGTATTGAGTTGCTAAAATACTGTATATCATCTCTTACAACATAATTGAGTGAGCCTGTCATCTCAGTTGTAAGTTTATCTGCTATTGTTTTAAGATTCACGTTTGAACTCCTTTCCATACAATCTACTTAAAAATTGTATTGAAATCTCCATTGCTTCTTTGAACCATCCCTCATTTGGATTGGCTCTACCTCTCCATCTTGGGCTGATCCATTTTTCTTCGGTATAAGGCATATAATAAATGTCGGATATAATTCTAATACCGCCATCCATATACTCAAGTCTTATCTTACCTTTTAACGTGCCAGTTCGTGTTGGAGCGGTTGCTTTAAATATTTGTAATAAGGCATTCTCAACACCTTTATCTAGCGTGATTTCTTCCTTTTCTTTTTTTTGGCTATTATAAACAAAAAAACTCAATTTAACACAACCCTTTTGACTGCTACTTTATTTATGTAATTTGGATATAATCTAACTACCTTTTCTTTTTCTTTCGGTATGATAGTATCCACTTCAATCACTTTAAGCCATTCACCAACAAACACTCTATCATCTTTTTTTAAGTTAACGTTTGTGTTTGTTTCGATAACGACTGATTTCTTTTCTACAACTACTCCGTTTTTATACTCGTGATTCTTTCTACTAATTAAATCATATTGTAACGCTACTGCACCATTGACTGTATCAGGATCTTGCGTTCTTGGTACACTTCCTAAATCGGTGTATCTCTTGGCTTCTAAATACCAACCTTTGAATGTTCTCATACTAAAACTCCTCTTCGGTTGTTCTAACCTCGTGTAGTATAGCATCCGTGAAATAGTTTGCCCTTAAAATACTGCCGTATATTGCGTTTTTAATTGTTTGTGGTACTTTCTCCCAACCACTCTCATCACCGTAGTTAAAAGTGGCTTCTATGTATCTTAAAACGTAATTCTCCCATGCTTTAGTCCATTGTGCGTTTTTCTTAATGAGATAACTCATCGCACGTTGTGTTTCGAATGGTTTATCTACATATAAGTAATCTCTTGCTTTTTGTGTTAAGGACATAATTGTTCCTTGCGCCAATTCAAGATTACCCTTTTCTAAAACGATATCAATACCTGTGTTTGCTTTAAAGAAATCTGTCGTTGGTACTGTAACGTGTAAATCGGTGTTATATATGCTATTCATATGTCCTCCTTTTGAAAGAAAGGGCTAGGGCGTAAACCCCAACCCTTAATGTTGATTAGTTATTATGCTGCAGATGCGTCATGAAGTTTGACAATCGCTCTGTCAGGGTTTGTTAATTTAAAGCCTGATACGATTTCAACTTGTGCTAATGTACCATTGAAACGTTCTGAGTCAACAACTCTTACTTGTTCTACTGATGTTACGATTGAGAACGCATCTGAATCATAGATGATGTATTCAATTTCATCGCCTGATGCTAGTGTGATACCTGCAACTGCATCGCCAGTAGTTACTGAAGCATTAAGCTCGGAATATTCAAACACGTTTAATCCTGCGATACGACCTACTACGCCATCAGCGATAGCTGTATCTGAGATTTGTGTTGAACGTTGGAACTCAGGTGCTTTAAGTAACTTAGCATATGTAGCAGGAGTTGCAATTAGAGTATCTGGGTTAGCATTCTTTTCAACTAAGATTTGTCTTGAGTTTACGATAGTATTATAAGCATCAGAACCATCAGTCGCTAACACTGTTAAGATGTTAGTATCTTTATTTAAGCCAGTTGTGGTTAATAATGACTTAGCAGCCTGTTTGTTCCAAGCAGCTTTGATTTCTTGTAAACCAGTTTCTATTTCACTTGCTGCGATTGGATATGCTACTGAAGCAGCTGTCGCACCATAAATCTTTCTTGATCTGTTGAATTGTTTGTCTAATGAGATTGTTACGATAGAATCTTGAACGATTGCATCTGTGTAATCTGCACCAGGTGCTGTTGGTGTAACTGTACCTACGCCTGGTTTGTGTACCATGATTTGACCTGCTGGTCCAATTTGATACTTGTCAGTAAATGTGATACCTGGTTGGAACACGTTTGCTGCGAATAAATTAGGTTCTACTAATGCGGAATATTTGTCATCTACTGTATGACCTGTTGATGCTGGGTATAAAAGTGGCATATGTTATTCTCTCCTTATTTGCCTTTATTTTTGTTGTAGATACGAACAAACTTAGATTGTTCCATGTATTTTTCTTGCTCTGTTTTAGCAAGTCCTGGCTTGTCTCCTTGTATGTCGTTGTGTTGAGTTCCAATATTGGCGTTAACAAATAACCCACCATACTGTTCTTTGACTGCTTTAAGCCCACTCTTGATGTCTCCATCTTTTGCTTTGACTTTAGCAAGTGCTAAGACCTCTTCTAAGTTTTCGGATTTGAACCCTAAACCAAGTGCTTCAATCTTAATTTGATATTCTGATTCTTTTTGTTCTAACTCAAGTGCTTTCTTTGAAGTCTCTTCGTACTTAGTTTTAAGCGATTCTACTTCTTGTGACTGGTTACCTAACTTTTCCTTTAACATGGTTAGGCCGTTCTCATCGAATAAATTGACACTAAATGTCTTTGATAAATCTCTTAACACTTCTGCTACGTTTACTTTCTTAGGCTCTTGTGTTTCTTGAACGTTTGCCTGTGTGTTTTCAGTGTTTTCAGTTCCCACTTGGATATTTTCATCCATTGTAATTCCTCCCATTTAAAGCCTGTCGGCTATTGTGTGCTTCTACCTAATGTAGAATTGTGTGTATCATAATAAGGCATCTAAGCCTATAAAATTAAGCGTTTGTTGTACGTTTGGTATAAACATACCCATTTGTTGTAATCTTGCCATTACCTCTAGGCCTCTTATATCGACTAGGCTAAAGATTTCTTCATCCGTTACTTCATCATCGTTTTTGAATGGTAATGAGCCTATCTTCTTATAAGGTACTCTAGGTCTTCTTAACTTGCTCCATACGAAATGTCCTTTTGAATTAGAATTAAGCATGGCATCAAATAAGTCGGCTTTGTTTGTATATTTATACATTGATCCATTATGAAACCTTATCACCAAGTCCTTACCACTGACACCAATAGCCGATACGTTACTCGATAACACCCATTGAAGACCGTTATTTGCTAACTGTATCTTCTCGCTTGGGTTCATGCGATAACGTTTGTACTCTCGGTTTTTATCTTCTAGTAATATCATTCAATCACGTCAGTTTCTTCTACCTCTTCGGTTTCTTCGACTTCTTGTGGTTGCTCTTGGGCTGGTGGTTGGATTTCTTCTAAAGTTTCTTGAACAAACTTCTTATAAACTAACTCTTCTTCTTTGGTAAACACGTTGATGCCGTTTTCTATCTTAATGTTAACTCTCATTAACGTTTTCTCTTCTTCGGTTAAATCATCGTGTATGTAATCGACCGCACTCTTAATATCCCATGACTTACCGTTAATACCTGCGGTTGCGATTCTTGTCTTGTCATCTATAGTTTGTATCTTGTAGTCGTTAAAGATTGTTTTAATCGTATAATCTATTACCGCTTTACCCATTCTGTAGTCATCAAGTTTCAACATGAGTTCGAATAACTTATTAAGTGTTTTCTCCCACATATCGACTTTCTTTTCCCTTGTGCGAATCGAAGTCTTCTCTCTAAGTTCTTGAGATTCTTCAGATGCTGCGACAGCTTCTAATCCAGTAACACCGACTGTTTGTGGTGATAGACCTGCGTTGTTTAGTACGCTCTCCATTAACTTCTTATAAGTTTCAATGTACTTCTCAGAATGTATATCACCTTGTACCATCTCTGGTTTAGTTGGTTTTTCTTTTTCTCCGATACCACTATTAAAGATAATGAAGTCTTTTTTGAGTGATGGTTGCATATATACTTTGCCATTCACATCGACTGGTAGTAAATCGCTCGGCCAAAAGTTTTTAATCTTGCCATCTCGGAACTCTTGTACCATTGTTGATATAACTTCATCAATCGCATCAAACAACCCATGAGAGCCACTATAATCACTCTCACCTAACTTAGAACCTCTAAACTCGCTATTCGGTAACTTGTTAGGTTTGTATAGTGAGAACTTCTCATATACCCCAGTGAATGTATAGTCTTTAAGGTCTTTAGTTTCTTCTAATTCGCTAAGATTAGCAGTAGTCCATGTTTCACCACTTAGTTTGTATAGTTCATACCTAATATATCCACCAGTGTTTCCGATACCGTAGTGTTCTTTTAGCTTGAATGTTACATCACCACGATGGAAATACTTAATAAATATATCTTCTACGATTCTACCTGCTTCAACACGAAACTCATATTCTTCTGGTTGGATAATCTCTAATATTGGAAATGGATACTTCTGACTAACTGATAGTTTGAATGCTACACCACCACTCCACGATTCCGTTTCAATGGCTTCGTGTAATTGAGTGTTAAAAGCATTCTCATCTAAGATATATGTTAGTCGTTGTTCGCTCTCTTCATCTCGATCAGTTAAAGTGTCATCTATGTATATACCCCATTCATAACCGTTTGACATGATAAGGTCAACCATTTTCTCGCTTATAAGTTGCGGAATGCCTGAGTGTATCTTACGAACGTTTAGACCGTCTGTGTTAGTTGCCCAGAAATAGTTAAGCTCATCTGATGTCATCTCATCCACTTTGAATGATTTAAGGTCTCTTTGATATAACTTCTTTAGTTCCAGGTCATTACCGCCATACCAGGTCGAGTTAATAAGTAACGTTCGAGTATATCTATCTCGTAGCGTTTCTTTTCTTCCAGGTGCTAGATGAGTGTTGTACTCAAATTGACCGTTGGGCTTATTGGATTCCTTTTTCTTTCCTATCCCTAAAAATGCCATATCTCAATCTCCTTATTTTAACATTTGTTGTATCATCGGTGTTATGCTATATTCAAAACTGTCTATTCGGTCTTTATACATATGTTTTGGAAATACTCTAATGTCTGTTGCGTGTAAGTTTTTGGCATATAACGTATTGTTAAATGAATCATAAGTTTCTCTCGTTCTTTCAGTAAATAACACTCTACCTTGATGAATGAACCTTATACCCCAATCGACACGCTCTTTGATGGTGTACTTATAACTGTCCGCTATATTCATGTTATACTCTCTCATCAAAAGTGGTGCTAAAGATGATTTAAGTATTTGTGCTGCGCTATCTATAAACGCTCCATACACTCTTGTGCCTAAGATATTGAAGTATGGATCAAACCATTGTTTAAATGCTCTCCATATCTCATCAACACCTGCATGGTTTATTTCCGCCTTATCGATTGCGATGGCGTGTTTATATCCGAGTGTGAAACCTGTTAGTGTAAATACAGTTAAATCTGTACTACCTACGTCAATGCCTATTGTGTATCTTATAAATTGATGTGGGCTATGTGGGTTATTAAATGTCTTATCATACTGCACCATGTTCTTTTCTTTGGATAAGTACCTAGCATATATCAAGCCCTCTACAAATCCCCTGATGCCGAGTATCTTTGAATTGTACTCGAATGAACCAATAGGGTGTGTATCGTTTAGGTTGGATATTTGTTCATCATCCATCATTGGATTATCATCGAATCCAAACCAATAAAATCTAAATCGCTTATCTACATCCTTACTTAACAATTCTTTCATTGTCGGTTCTGGGACTTGTTCTGCCCATTTCGGATGTGGTCTGCCTTTATTCAAATAATCGGTATATACCTTTTGATCAGGTAGTCCACCGTTAGATGTTGTAATTAAGAATCCTTTGTCTCTTGCTAAACGTGTGAATAGTTCTCCGATAAACTCATCATGTGCTGTTTGTATTTCATCACACCATATACCATAAATTGTCATACCTAAGATTTGCTTATATCTCGCTTTATTGTCAAACCCTGCGAAATATATGCGTTTCAATCCATTTGGTGTTTTCCACTCTATACGTGAACCACCTTGTCCTTGTTTCTTATATTGCATCGTTTGATATCTTCTACCGTCTTTATACACGTATTTGTGCTTGTTGTAAAACGATAGCGGATTGTCTATGATGATTCTTTCTAGGATAGGCGTTGTATTGCCTATGATAGCAAATTGTGTTTGTTCTCTTGGTGTATTGAATACTTCCTTGTGAAACTTTCTATCAGCCGTGATTGACTTCAAACTCCCAGTCGTACCCTCTAGCGATATGTACTTAGATTCATCTTGGATAACATCCCATGCTTTATG